GATCAACTTACTGCGTGGGCATTCGCCTACCGTGAGTTACGCAAGCTAGGCTATTCGGATGCGTTCGGCGAAGCAACTGATACTGATGTGCGTGAGCAGGTCTACGATGCGGTAGTGACAGATCAAATAGTTCCTTTTTATATCTAATTAGGGGTTGACAGTATAGCATTTCGGTGCTATACTATGTGTATAAGTTAAACAAAGCAAGGGGCATTGCAAATGAAAATCACAAGAACTAATCCATTGAACGGCGAAGTTAACACTTTGGACATCCAAGTAACAGATGCTCAGATCGAGTATTATGCTGCTGGAGCATTAATCCAGGATGCTTTCCCCCACTTGAGTGCAGACGATCGCGAGTTTATCAAAACTGGCATCACTGCTGAGAGCTGGGAGGCAGCGTTCGGCTAAGATCTAAGAGGTTGACAGTATAGCATTTAGGTGCTATACTGTTATTATAAGTTAAACATTGAGAGGGCGAATTACATGGCAGACAATAGAGATAAACTGATCGAGCTAGTTGAAGACGGTAACTTGGATCCAATGATGGCGCTGACTATGTGTGCCAAGTGGATGACGGACGACGAGGTAGCAGAGATGTTAGATGCTAACGAGTTGAGCGAACGCTTTGAAGAACCAGATGCGGAGCAGGACGAATGAGCGTTTGTCCTAACTGTCATCAAATGGAGAAGCCTTTTATGGCCGCCCAATGCAACGAATGCAACGAGGTGGTGGGCTTCTTCGAACAGTGTTTCATTAGCTTGACCTATACAGTGTTCTACATTGGAACAATTTGGTTGGCAGGCTGGTTATTATTAAGTTGGATATTTTAAAATTAGGGGTTGACAATACCGTAATAGATGTTATTATAGTATTATAAGTTAAACAAACAAACGCAAGGGGCATTGCACATGAAGAACATTAAATTACTTGAAGGCACTTATAAGATCCGAGGCAAGGACGTTGAACTTGCTGGAATGGTGTTTCCGTTAGTTGAAGGATACAAGGTAGGGACGCAGGGCGGATACGTAACAGTAGACGGCGCGGCAGTAAATGGTTTTCCAGATCGTAACATTAAGATCAAGGTCAGTGGACCTGAGTGCTACGAAGATGGAACAAAGGCTAAGGTCACCAAGCGTGAAGAGACAGACGAGGAAACAATCGATCGTCTACGTGAACGCTTTGAGATGTTAGAAGACATGACTCGTGCAACCAAACGTGGTGACGTACGAGCCATGATAGTAAGTGGCCCTCCAGGAGTTGGTAAGTCACATGGTGTAGAGAAGGTCCTAGGCAAGCATGAATTAATTGCTGCACTAGGGGACAGGCCTGCGAAGTATGAAGTGGTCAAGGGTGCAATGAGTGCGATAGGTTTGTATTGCAAACTCTATAAGCATGCAGACAAAGACAACATTTTAGTCTTTGATGACTGCGATAGTATCTTTAGCGATGAACTAAGTCTGAACATTCTAAAAGCTGCTCTAGACAGCAAGAAGAACAGACGCATTTGCTGGAATACAGACTCGTTCAAATTACGGAACGAAGGTGTGCCAGATAGCTTCAGCTTCGCAGGCGGTGCCATTTTTATTACCAACATCAAGTTCGATAACGTTAAGAGCAAGAAGATGAGAGATCACTTGGAAGCACTTGAGTCACGTTGTCACTACATGGACTTGACAATTGATACGGATCGCGAGAAGATGTTGCGTATCAAACAGATTACCAAGGACGGCATGCTTGCAGAGTACAAGCTGTCAGAAGAAGTAGAACAAGAGATTATCGAGTACATGGAGACCAACAAAGCCAAGCTGAGAGAGCTGAGCTTGCGGACAGTACTTAAGATAGCAGACTTGGCCAAAGCTTTCCCCGACAAGTGGGAAGCAATGGCAGAGAATACTGTGATGCGTCGAGCCTAGCTCCGCGTTACAGTATGCGAAGGTCAGTCGAGGATGTGCCCTCGTCCGAAGCTGGCCGTACTATGTCATTGAACGATCTAGCCCTCACGCTATGTTCATTGACAACTTGGGAACTACGATAGTTCCGTCAGAAGCCTCGTATAGTGTGCCCTCGCTATACGGGGCTTCACCTTATTCAAATTAGGGGTTGACAGAACCATATATTGGTGCTATACTGTATATAACAATTAGGGCAAAGGGCAAATAACATGAAACAAGCAATTTTAAATACCACAGTTAGTCTAATAAGCAATGTGATGTCAGCGATATGTGTGCTGGGATTTTGTTTATTAATACTAAATTAGGGGTTGACAATACGTCCAAACGGATGTATACTGTAAGTATAAACAATAACAAATGAGGGCAAATAACATGAACAAGATATTAGCAACACTAGCACTAGCACTTACCATAGCAAGCACATCAGCTCAAGCTGGTCACAACAACGGCACACAGGACTTGATCAAAGGTATTGGAGTGCTTATTATATTAGACTCAGTGTTTGGTAACAATAACAACAACAACCACAGTCACAACAATGGTGGATACATACAGGACGATCGCGGTGTGTACCAAAGACAGTGTAGCGGTAACCTAGGCTGTTCACCACAAGACAACAACCGTTGGAACAATCCTCGCAAGCATGGCTATGCCAAAGGACGCAATTCAAATGGTTCAAGCAACGGTCAAGTATGTGGTCAACGTGTAGAGCACTTTAGAGACTACAGTGAAACACTACACCTAAGCTGTAACGGTGACGTTCTTTACGTAACTAGACACAGGAAGTAGAACCATGCATACAACTATATCCAACAACAAACGTAGGAGTCGTAAAATGCTAGCAGTCAATGGAGTAAGCTATACTCAACTAGGCGAGTATGTAGAACAGAAGAACAGGTGGCAGGCTATATTCAAAGCGCCAGAGATTACCTTTCCTCTAAGTCAAGCCACAGCTGATCATCTTATGGAAGGCATTGCATCAGCACTGAGTCCAGAGAACCTAGGTGAAGATGGAGAGCTGAGCTCACGCCAAGTAAGAGCAAAGGCACGTGAGCTCCACGCTGTCAAGGCTGAGCTAGAACAATACTGTTTGAACAACTGGCTAGACACTCCGGTGTGTAGCTATTAGGGGTTGACATCTAGTGTATAGGTGTTATACTGTAAGTACATTAAACAAACGCAAGGGGCATTGCACATGACTACAATCAACTTAACAACTACTGACTTAGACCTTTACACTGTAGAGGACCTACAAACTATAATGGCTGCGGCCAAGACAGCTGCCTATGATGCAGCCACTGCACACATAGACACATATGGCGAACGTGGCTACTGTGGCTTTGCATGGGTTAACATACACGGCATCAAAGGCAACACCAAGCTAGGCAAGCGTATGAAAGCTGCTGGCTATGAGAAGGACTACAGTGGAGCCTACAGTATATGGAACCCTAGTAGCTTAGGTACGCAGTGTATGAGCACCAAGGAAGAGGGTGCTCAGGCTGCTGCTAAGGTGTTCAAAGCTTGTGGCTTTACTGCTTACGCAGGAAGCAGAGCAGATTAACTTCTAAGATACGAAGTGGGGGAGGGGTATAGTGTGCAAACATTATACCTTTTTTCTTGACTGCTTAATGAAAAGAAAAAATCTTTTTGAAAAAATATTTCCGGGGGGTCGGGGTATATAAAACAAAATTTGATTTAACTAGCAGCTAGCGTTAATGGATTTTTTAAAGTGAAGCAGCTAAAATCACCACCTCACTTCTGTAAGTACTTGACCCTAATTTTTTACGCGACTACTTTTTTAGGTGCTAGGACCCATTTCGGAAGTTCCCGCTAAATACTTACATGCTTAACTTACTGCCTATCATTCCTTGTCAAGGTCGATCTCAAGAAGAAGCAATTGTTGGTTACCGACGCAACAGAACATGGGCTCTATGCTGGTATGTGTTCTACATTGTAGCTGTAACAGCAATTGCATTTTTAGTCTGTTCACTCAACTAAAAAATTTTTGCCTCGGTCACACTGTGACAACAACAAGACTAACACGCACCCAAGGTACCGCTCGTTGGATTCTCTACACTACAGACGTCAATTTCAATCACAGATTATCCACCTTACACGCATAGCCGATCACCATTCACAACTGTACTGCACACAAGGCAAACACAAAGACCTTGTTCGCTACCGCTCAGCTGTTCTAGATATAATCACGCTCAAGAACAGTATACTAGCATGGGAAGCTGAACATAAGTAACAGTGTATATACACTAGCCTTTAAACTGTAGTGCAGCGTCTCAATCCCGTTTTTCAGTTTTAACAGTGTGTATACGCTATCCATTCGAGTAGGGACATGCTAGTATATGCTTAAAGTCAGATTGAACTATCACGGTGATACTACTACCAAGTATTATACTACACACACTTCCAACACACACAGCGAGCGAATCTACTATCAAGATCTTCTTACCAGCAATGCTGAAATCAAGTTGTTTACTTTGAATCTACACTGTGTACAGTTGGATCATTGTACACTTCAGTTTGAGTCTGATGGTTGTGCAACACTAGCACTGCTTGCACTCTCGAATAGCGCCGCATACACTCCCCAGTTAATTGATTAAGAGTCTTTAAATTACTAACCGTGCTTTAACATATAATGCATAGTGTTGCATTAGCTGTGTCGCTATGGTTGTGCTATTTTAGGTTGTGTATGTGGGGTATAGTAGTTGTGTACTACTTGACATATTTGCTGTTGTAAACGCTAATTTTTGAGCAAAAAGCGTTTACCGCTTCGCGGCTGTTCGGCCTACTGATCTGACAGGTTGTTGATAAAGTTACGCAACTTGGTTGAATCAGTGTCCGCACGTACTTTGCCTATGCTAGCACCTGCACTTGGATCATTATCATCTGTGCTAGTAGTGTTAGTACGCTTGAGACTATTAACAATGCTGTTGCTTGCACTAGGGTTGTTAGGACCTGTGTAGTCATCTTGTTCATCTTCATCTAGATCATATATGCGTAGACTGTCTACACTAAAGCCTAGATCAATCTTAGATCCTACACCACTTGATGAACGTGTCTTCATTAGCTGTATTTGATAGCGACCACGTTCACGCATTGCTCTCGATGTAAAGATACCAAACACGTTGTCTGCTGTTTGTATCTTGCTGAGTCCACCTGATATGTGCGAGTGATCAAACTCAATCTCTTCTACTGCTCCACGATTCAACTGTGCCGCTGTAACAAACACTGTGTTCAATTCCATTGCTAGGTTACGCAGTTCTTCACTTACGTACTTGTCTTTGATGTACAAGTTCTCTGCACTTACTTTAGCACCATTGGGCATCAGCAAATCCAAATAGTCAATCAACAGTACATCAATCTTCTTGCCTGTTTTAATTTCATACTCTTTGATATAGCTACGCACATCATTAGGTGTCTTACCTGAAGGCATATACTTAACTTGGAACGCTCCACTCTTCTTGCCAATGATCTTAACTTTAAGTTCAACATCATCAATCTGTTTGAATATGTCACGTGTGCTGATCTCTGTTACCATACTGTCAACACGCATACTAACCAATGCTTCACTAAGCTCTAGTGTTAGATACAACACGTTCAATCCCTGTTGTGCAAAGTTAACACCTAGGTTAGCTAGGAACAAACTCTTACCTGCACCTGAACCGCCTGCAAAGATATTCAGTTCGCCTCTGTTAAAGCCACCAAACAGTTTTCTATCTACTGCTTCCCAGCCTGTGCTTACTTGTCCGTTGTTGTCTTTAATGGCCATAAGCCTTGCTCTTGGATCAGCAAAGTAGTCTGTGCCTAGATCTTTTTGTAGTCCAATTTGCACAGCCTTCTTGACTAGTTCTTCTACTGGACCATACTCACCCTTCTCAAGCAAGTCTGCTCCTTGAAGAATTGCTGCTTCAAGTGCTTTGTGTCTACTGAATGTTTCAAACTCTAACAACAGCCAATCATAATGATTCTCTTGCATCACACCCGGGTCTTTAAGATCACCCTGTGTTGCTGCATTAATAATGTCGAACGTGGGCAATGCGTTATGCTCAGTTACATAGTTTGTTAGAAACTCTGCACTCTTTTGCAAACGTCTATCAAAGACCTCCGGATTGAATACTGCTTGACATCTAACAAATGTCTCAGCATCTGTCATCATCATTTCTAGATATACCTTTTGTATATCGTGTCCGTAGTCTGTGTTCTGCCTAGTTGCCATCTTTAATTTTTTTCTCAGCCCGAGTTAATTTATTATTCCAAGTAATGTTACTGATACCAAGTTCGGGTGGCATAGGTTTAGTCTTGCCTACTTTTACCTCATTGGTCTTAAGCCATTCTTGCATTGCTATTCTATCTTCTTCAGATATTTTATCGTTGATTCCCATACTTTATTATACTACCTTTGCCACTGCTTGTCAAGTGTTATCTTGGTTTTCGTTTGTGCTAGTACTGCTCCTATACAACTACCCGGGTCACCTGGATTGTGTGGAACATGTACTTCACTCCATTTGTCTCGTATGCCGTCTACTGCTCTTCTGTTAAGGGCGCCTCCTCCTGCTAGTGCTAGGTGCTTACTACCTGTATGTTTCTTAGTCCATGCACTTAAATTGTTAACACAATATTCAAATACTTTTTGCGTAGCTGCTGCTATGTCGTTTAAATCTTCTTGACTTCGTAGTTCGGGTCTCCACCATTTACAACCACGGTGTAAATTTTCTATCATCTTAATCTTAGGGTTCCAACCAACCCCGTCTGTTAATACTAGCTCGTTGAGTATCTTTATAAAATGTCTCTTAGCGTTACCCTTGTCACCCATCTCAGCAAGCATATACTCGTCACGTTGCGGCACTAGCCCTACACGTTGAGTCATAGCACTGTAGAACAACCCTAAGCTATGTGGGTAGCCTTGACTGTGTATCTTCTTTAGTTTGTTGTTCTTGCCATGCCATATAGTCAGGGTCTCGAACTCTCCAATACTGTCTATTACAATTACAGCACAGTCATCATGTGGCTGGGTGTAATACGCATAGGCCGCATGTGATAGATGATGTTGGGTATAACTAATAGGAGCATTAATATACCATTGCTTGAGGTACTTGTTGATGTTATTCTCTTTACCTAACCAACCCTGTCCAGCATAAAACTGACGTAGTGTTTTGAGCCCAGGACGTTCGTACCACTGTACAGCATCAGGCTTTCCAAACTTAGCCTCTGCTGTTTCAATCATTGGAGGGTTGAAGTGTGGGTCGTTGGGTACCTTGCTAAAGTCTTTAGCAAGAGCCGCCCACAGTAGTTCTTCGTTTTTGAATACTGCTAAACTAGCATCGTGACTGTTTCCAACCATTCCCCAAGTTATCATTTGTTGCGATTCTCCCATTCGTCTTTGTCAACTCTAATATACCATCCTCTCCTTGGCTTACCAAGTGACTCACCTTCTGGACCTGTAGGCCACCATAGGTAAGGACGCATGTAATCAGGAAAGCTTTTACCTCCTCCTGCAAAGTTTGTTTTTACAAACACTCGTTTACAATACTTGAAACAATCATCTAGCCAGTACTCGTAATTAAATATAGTTCCGGGCACTAAACACTCTCTATCAAACACTGTGCGTGTAGCTACAATCATATCATACTGTCTATCTAACTTCATAGGCTCGTTCATGTTAACGTACATTATGAAACGTTTGAAACCTAATACGTCACAACATTCTTTGTACAAAGCACCTTTGTCTTTGCCATCAAAGAACTCATCTACGTCAGTTAGTTCAATATCGTTAACACCTTTTTGTTGCATTAGGTGTGCTAACATTCCCATGCCGCATCCAATTTCAAGAATAGAGTCAACGCCGTCAAAGTTCATGTTGTCTACACAAAATTGTTTTTCAAGCATGTACAAATCCCACTTGTGTATATACTTTGCACCAGGAGCTTTCTTCCAATGCTTACTAGCAATGTTAACAAGTGTATTTCGATATTCTTGCGTATTCATATTGTATTCCTTAAACCATTTGGATGCCGCTAGTAGTAGAGGTATACTGTTTAGCAATTTCACCTTCAGTCTTGCCCATACAAGTAACTGTGTTAGCATTTAGTACAAACTTACCATCTGGACTTACACTATACATAAATGGTGCTAGACCTAACCCTTTTTCACTTGCAATTAATACCATCGGCTTCTTTACAGTATATGTCTTTGCATCTTCTGCGTCAAGCCGTGCTACAAGTTCTTCACCTGTTGATAGCTTTAAACTAATAGTGTCGCCTACTTTGTACGGTACTTCTAATAACATTCTTTTCTCCTATTTGTAGATAAACGGATCTCGTTTTCTAAGTTCTTTTATTTTTTTGCGATATGCAAGTTCTTCTTTTATTTTGTGATAGGGCCAGGTAATCCATGACCAAATCTTTTTTAGGTAAACCATTTTTTTGCTCCTAGTCTAATTTTAAGCGGTGATGTCTGAGCGTGACTTACTATACTATGTAATGTAAAAATTCTACCATACCGTTCTACAGCATCGCCGATGTCGTTTATATCATTGTCCCACTGTGGCATTGAAACACCCCATCCGAAGTCAATAGCTTGTTCAACTAATTTTGAACCTGCATAATCTCTGTCCGGAACAACTATTACATCTTTACTTAACCTATTGATCAACATTCTTTGTTGATCTTTGGCTTCGCTTCCTAGTAGTGCAACTCCTTCTATATGTATAGCATCAATAGGACCTTCGCAAACAATAACAAATATTTTACGATATCCTTGATTGTCTAAGTTAAACACATAGCCAGGTTGCTGTTCAGACATGTACTTGTATTTAGAATTATCTTTTATAGTTCTAGCTGTCCAGCCTACTATTCGACCTTCAAAGTAAAATGGAATTATTAAGCGATCTCTGTAACCTAAGCTAGGTGACCAGTAATAAGTATAATCTTCTAAGAACAATTTTCGTTGGCTCATATACTCAAGTATAGCCATACTATGCTTGTTAACGTCTGTAATGTCTGATATCTTAATAGCATCTTCTGGCATAGGTACTGTATTGAATTCTGGCATTTCGGTCATTCTTAATTTGACCTCTAACCCTTCGTTCTCTTGCATAACAGTTAGTGCTAGTTTATTAATCACATCATCAGGAGTATTCATCCATTGCAATAGCTTACGCATTTTAATACTAAGGTTGCGCCCCTGTTGCCAACTTGCTTTATAACCGCAGTTAAAACAGTGATAGCTTACGCCATCCGGGTTAAGGATTAGTCCACCACGTAGACGAGTATCAGATGAAGTGCCATTATGATGACAACAAGGCGCATTGAATGAAAGCCATCCGCTTGGCGTTGTTTTCCGCTTAGGCGGCAGATATGTCAGAACTGTTTCATTGACTACACTCATAATACTATTATAACGTAGTTTTGTTAATTTGTCAAGTGTTTTTGATTAATTTCTTACGAGAATTTTGGTTATTTTATCTGTTGGATCAACAGTAGTTTTGAAACGTACATACGTGAACACGCCGTTAAAGTTTACCGAAACCGGCCATGTCTCAGTGCCTATTAGTGTCTGTGTTGCAACGTCAGCCCAAGGTGTTCCACTAGTAACTTGATTAGCTAATGTTGCTTGTACAGTAACAGTGCCTGCAAAGTTAACTGGATATATGGCAGCAGTATGTAATGCTTCATTGCCATTAATACCTGGCTCTGCACCAATTGGCTGTGTAACCCAAATCTCTGAGCTTGCATTAGTTTCAGTAAGGGTAGTTACTGTAATTGAATTGTTTGGGCCAGGTAATGCTTTTGCATTAACAAATATAGTTCCGTTGTTTTTAAAGTTAGACTGCGAATATGTAAGAACTTTGTCGCCGTCGGTTTCAACTAGGTAAACAATATAAGAAAGAAATTGTTGCTTTACATTTTTAAGATCGTTTTCGGATATTGTAAGTTTAAACTTACCTCTAGTAACAGTACTGCCGTCATCTTGTATTGTACAGTCTCGTGTAATAAGTAGTCTTCCAGTTTCATCATAAGCTTCAAACTTAGGTGTATAACCTGTGGCTACATTGACTGGCTTTTGATCTGCATTTAATAATCTAAACTGTAAGGCATTGTCTATACCTTTATATACTTCTATACCTCTATTATACACTGGTCTGTACTCCGTTATGAATCCTGCCACATCTGCGACAAGTGTGGTTGTATTATCGACTAAATATCTTGACAACAATTGCATAATGTATTTATAGGAATTAATTATCTATCCCATGTTAACAAAAGACATTGAAAATAACTTTCCATTTTTAAGTGTAGTAAATTACGGTGGACAAGAGTATGTTGGGGTAGTAATTAACCAAGATGCTAGTGTAACCAGTATGTACGTATACACAGAATTAAACACAAAAGTAGAACAACAACGGTTTCTCGAACTAGGCGAAGTGTGGTGGTGGGAGTCAAATAGAATGATTCCAATCAACATTTTTATGGCTGGTGAAATGAGAACATTTAAATATTGTATAATGACAATGAACAGCAAGGACGTAAAAGTTACTATAGGCCCTTGTGTTAATTTAAATAATCTAGCTGTTAAACGAATTAAAAGAAAGTCTGTACAATTAGTACGAAGACCTCCTAAAGACTAATCCTTATCCAAGTTTTCACAAATTAAATTCATGTGTACTACACATGCCATTGCATAGCCAACAGCATGTGCTTTCTTAAAGAAGTAATCACCATTAGTCGGTTTGATCCATACTTGCTTCATTATTGTTTCCCAATCCTTGTTTGCTAGATATCGTTTCGCTGGACGAATGATCGCTAGTGTCGCTGCTAATTGTTGTACCGAAGTAGGTTTCAATTGTTTCAATAGTTCGTCGTGCCCGTTCAGATGAAAGACTTTGTCGCTGAAGTCCTTGTGTTCCAGAAGTTGCCATAGTGGTTTCCTTTCCATTAGCTCTGTTAAATGTGCTTCGTTATTAACTTCCTTGTAAATGCTTACATTAAGAAAGTCTAGTTTAAAGTAGCCGCGTTCTTCCGCAGTCTTATGTTCTATTGTTGACAGCCCGTCAACTGGGTTATGAGGAATCTCGTTTGCATAGACTCCGGTGTTGTGTTTCTTTCCTGTATCTAATTTTGCCACACGATGTTTAATTTGTGCAAGCACAACAGTCCTGTCAGCAAAGTCAATATCAATATCAGGCATTTATATTATTAGCCTCAAATAGTTTTTTGTACTTAACTGATTTCCTTATTGCCATATCCCATTTAAGTTTACTACAACGATCTTTCATAGTAATTCCTAACAAGTGATCAAGTTCATGCAAGTAACACTTAGCACTATATCCATCAATCTTTACAGTTTGTTTTTCTAAGTTTTCGTCATAATACTCTGCAAGTATTTCTTTAGGCCTAGGTAGCCTTACATATACATGAGGAAAACTTAAACACCCTTCTAAGTCTAAAACAGTTTCTTCAGTATACTCTAACACAGTTGGATTAATACAAATGTTTGTATTGTCAGGCTTATCACCCATAACAAATACTGCTGCATCTAATCCAATTTGATTAGCGGACAGCCCAACACCGCTACTTGCTAGCATTAAGTCGACCATTTCTTTACGCAGTTCTTTTGGATCAAACCCTGGGTTTTCTAGATCAACCTGCTTAACTTTTTTATCTAAAAACTTATCTGGGTAATATAATAGTTTCATAATTTTCCTTGTTCTCTTAATTTAGCTCTAATTTGTGTAGCACTTATGTCATGTAGCTCTGTACCTAAATCATGTTCGGTAAATGTATAACCTACTCCGCGTCCATAACTAATGTCTACTATATTAGGTACTTTCATTATAACATACTCTGTGCCTCTTGTAAACCCCGCATTGTGTAGTCCTTCTTCAATGCCATCTACTACATAATCGTAACTGAAAGGATTATCGTCTTGTACAACTGTGCGGCCTGCGCCTGCATCTTCACCTACTATGAAACTTACATCGCGTACCATTATACATACTTGTCCAGTTTCAGCTAAAGCACGTTTGAATAACTCAGTATGTGCATCGTGCCACGGTTGCCATCTGCCTAGCATCTGTGCTGTTGGTTTTTGATTATTGAACATGTAACTCTTGAAACCTTTCTACAACTTTAGTTAATTGCTTATGGGTATCTGTAAACCATTCACTTACTATGTAGTCAGTTCGAATAAAATCATCAGTTGGCTTTTCAAACATTTGATTGGTATCTTCGTATTTGCCAAGTTTAATTGTGTCCATCCATACTGAATAGTCTGCACTAAATTCTTGTCTAGTACGCATTGTGGGGCACACAAAGTCAGCAACTGCAATCTTGCCGGCCATGACTACTCCATCAGATAAGTGGCGCATTCGTTGTGCTTGTCTTATTCTGCCTTCTAAGCTAAAGTCCCAGTCATCATATTCTGCTCTAACAGCATCAGCATTAATCCACACGCCACCAATGTCTTTAGCAAACGGTTCTGCAAGTGTTGACTTACCACTTCCAGGCAATCCAAATATTAGTATCTTCATAGGCTACTCTCCTTCACTACATCTTTTACTAGTTGAACATCGCTAGTTTGTCTCTTAAACCGTACCCCCCAATGTTCAGGGTTTATCATTGGATAGATAATTTCCAATTGTTCATCATTGAACTTACTTAACATGTCTTTTCCGCTTGTACAATTAAGTATAAGCCACGGACTAATCTTGCCGTCCTTAATATGCCATACTGCTCTGTTCAAACTTACATGATGAAAATAATGATTCCATGGTGCTTGCGTCTGTTCGTCAGCCCATTCCATCATAGTCATTATACTACGTTCAAGTGCAGTTTCAACACCTTCTTTCTTAATTAGCTCAATTGCATAAGCTTCATACATTTCTTCTCTACACCAGTGATCTAACTTAACGCCACTAGTTACAACATGTTCAATATACTTTTCAGGATACAAAGGTTTTACATTAGATACAAAGCTACCAAACTTTACAAATGCATTGTAGTATGGACTCTTGTCAAACTCGTCATACGTTTTATCTTTTTTTGAACCTGCACTTAGTTTATAAAATTTATTAAATGCAATCAATCCTAACTGGATACGCTTTTCCTTACGCTGCAAAAACCGTCTCTTGGGCTGGCACATATGTACAGCTAATGTCTTTTCGCGAGTGTATCCTGAACCACAGTATTCGCATACATATGGTTTTTCAGAGTTTGACATTTTCAAAACCGTGTTCTTCTGCAAGTTGTTTAAGTTCTTTTTTTGTAGATATGCTAGCAAGTAATTCTACCTCTTTTAATTTCATATTAGGATATATTTTTTCTAGTAAAGCTGCACCTTTGCTGTTATTGCTAGTCTTCTTTTTAAAACCAATCCATTTGTGACGTTTGATTGATGACTTATTGTTATGCGTAGCACACATTAATTGCCATTGTAACTGCGGATGCTTTGCACCTAACACGTTCCAATTAATGTTATACATTTCATTTGTCATATGAATAGCATGTTCCTGTGCCGCTCTATCGCCTTCAACAGAACTAATCCATCTATTCAATAACCAGTGACTAACACTCTTACGTTGTTCAGCATCAAACTCTTTCCATAGGCCTTTACTATTTGTGTCAATACCTGCAAGCTGTTCTGCTAAAGGTAATTTTTGCTGTGCCATTCTACTAAGTCCCCTGGTGTGTTAATCTCTACGCCGTTAAATAATACTTTACCTAATGCTATTCTATAGCCAGCTTGTATCCAACGTAACTGTTCTAGTTTTTCGATATCTTCTTCAGGTGGTACGTTTAATCCATTGTACAATTTTAGTACGTGAGTCTTAAATCCATACACACCTAAGTGCCAACTTCCATATGCAAATCCTCTACCAAACCAGTTAGCATAAGAACAGTTATGTATTAGTTTAACACTATTAGGATCATCTGTCAAGCTCTTATCTGGAAAGTCGGCCCATAATGTTGCTAGTGAATCGTACTGTAATGTAAGTTCAATCTTCTTAATCATTTCTTGTGTAACGTCAGGCATGTCACCTTGGACATTAATAATTTGGTCATACTCTTGGGGAAGCTTATCAACTGCCCCACAGCATCGTTCTGTGCCGTTAGCATAATCAGTGTAATCAACAATCACATTACCTTCTGGAAATAAGCTTGCAATACGCTTGCTATCAGTAAGCACAAAGGTGTCTAAGCCCGTCATACAGCAACGATCGTACACTCTACGTATCATCGGTACATCGTTAAGCAATGCTAGAGGTTTATCAGGAAACCTAGTTGAAGCTGCTCTCGCTGGAATTAGTATAGCTGTATTCATGTATCTCTCCTACTACTTTATCAAAGTCTTCTATACGAAGCATATTTGGACCATCACTGGGTGCGTTGTCTGGATCTGGATGTACTTCTAAAAAGAAATTCCTAATGCCCAAAGCACTGCCTGCACGACATAGGCCAGGAACGTAATCCCTATTGCCGCCGCTACTGCCTCCGTTGCCGCCTGGTTTCTGTACACTGTGGGTGGCATCCAAAACCACAGGATAGTTATAATTATTAAGCATGTAATCCAAGCCGGTAAAATCCACAACCAAAGTATTGTATCCAAAGCTAGTTCCTCTCTCGGTTATCCAAACCTCTCTAGCACCTTCAGTCTTAGACAGTATTCCCTTCATATCCCAAGGTGCTAGGAACTGTCCTTTTTTAATATTAACAATCTTATCAGTTGCACATGCCGCTTGTAGTAAATCAGTTTGTCTACAAAGGAATGCGGGTATTTGTAGTACGTCTACTGCGTTGTTATAGTAAGTTGTTATGTTTGTAATATGCTCTACTGTATGAACGTCTGTGAGCGTCTTACACCCCACTTCGCCTCTAATCTCTTCAAAGTCATGTAGTGTATTTGTAAAACCTACACCACGCTTGCCTTGCATACTACTACGATTGGCCTTATCAAAACTAGCTTTAAAAATATACTCTGCGCCATACTTGTCACATATATCTTTACAATGCTTTGCAATATTCAAACTGTGTTCTAAGCTTTCGTGCTGACACGGTCCTGCAATTATTGTAATCATTTCTTTGTTTCCTTTGTCATCAAGTATATGTCAAATATCTTATTTAAATAGACAGACAATGTCTTATGTGTCTTAGCCATTTCGTTTATGTCCTGCCAGTCTCTGTATGTGAACAAATCGCCCTGTTCTTTTGCTGTAGCACGGTCCACACCATCTTTGTCACCACCAATGATCCAACGAGGTATTTTGTTATGCGGGGGGTCTCGATAATGAGCGAACACAACACCGTTGGCCCGCTCATATATCAATGCTTCTCCAGGTATCAATTTACCCTTGATCGCCATCAGCTACTCTATTTTTGAGATAACGGAGTAATACTCCATAAGCTGGTAGGAAGATTATTAAGCCTACTGCAATTTTAATTACAACTTGTGAACCTGCAATTTCCATCCAATTTGCTGACATGTATTCATCTGCACTGTTTGCAAACGCAACATAAAAGAATGCATATGTATCAATAATGTTTGCTGCAACAGTTGATACTGCTGGTGCAATCCACCACTGTTTACTCCAGTTTTCTCTTAAATACTGAAATACATATACGTCAAGAAATGTACCAACGCCGTAAGCTGTTGCACTTGCAAAGCCAATACGTAGTGCTACACTAGTCGGCGCACCTTCTAACATTACTACAGCAATAGAACCAATAATTGCTAAAGGATATGCAGCGGCAATTGTCGACCTTGCAATACTCTTACCTAACAACCTAACTGTTAAGTCAGTTGCAAGAACAACTAGTGGAAACGTAAATGCTGCCCATGTAAGTTTAATTCCAAATATTTCTACTGGAATACCTACAAGTGCGTTTGAAACTGTAATAACAATAACATGAAGTGCTACTAGTTTCATAAGCATACTTCTGTCTACGTTTTTAAAAATATTAAACATCTATAAAAAATCCTTCCTGTTTATATTGTTAAATTTTTGTACCAACAGTTCTTCTCACTATATCGTTGTGATTAAATTCTGCCCAGTACAATTCAAAAGCTACTCCATCTTCGAGGCCTTCAAATTGGTGGATCTTACCCGGTTTAACTTGAGTAAAATCCCCAGCACCAAGGATGGTTTCATCAACGAGACCACCTTGATCATCTTGCCAAACACGGACAATCATCTTGCCCGATTCAACAAAGAATCCGTTCCATTTGAATTCATGTGCATGTTCTGAACACTTGAATCCTTTATTAAATTCAATACGGTGAAATTCTAGTACACCATTAGCGTGGATTAATTCTGTTCCACCCCATACTTTTCCTGCTTTAATTCCCATCATATCTCTCCTATAATATAATCTTTATACACTTCACATGCTTCTTCGAATGTTAAGTGTGCTCCGTTCCTAATGCCCCAACTACCTGGGACAAAGCATAAAGTCCATCGTCCCTCTGTTGGGTGAGGGTTGTATGTTGAATGCAGTTGGCCTGCATTTACTAAGCTAACAATATTAGTATTAGCTTCATGTACTAATGTACAATCTTCTTTTTTAGCTAAAATATTTGAATGTTGTCTTTTTGAAAAATCTTCGTCTGGCTGTAGTTCATCACCTAACATTTCTTTTGCAGAAGCTAAGTCAGTAATAGGCTTTGCCTTATCTGACTTCCACCATCTAACAGTTCCTACACTTGGCCCCCATGTGACATTAATTTTTGCTCGGTTATCGTATGTCGCTTCGTCAGTATGGATAGGTAATTCTCCGCCGTTAGGTGGGGTGTAGAATACTTCAGTATGGTTTATAAACAACCCTAGTTCTGTATGAAGGGCATCTATCAAAGGATCTCTATATGGATTAATATCAACATGTTGTACACTGTCTGGTATAGTATCCATTAACAAATGATATTTCTTTATACCGAATGGAAGTTTTAAATGTCGGTGATATATATTTTCACCTTCTAACTTCTCATTTTTTGATACCCATCCCATAATAATCCTTTCTATATTAACTTTGAATATTCAATGACTTCGCATTGTCTAGATATGTCTTTAACAAAAAATGCACAAGGAGGTTGAGATCCTTCTGTAATAGGTACAGTTAGTAATTGGCCGTTTTTCATTTTAGGAAAATACCATTTAACATCTGTGTAAAAGTTAATGATATTTATTGGTGCAAAGTCAAACTTGAAGCCCGATAGTGGATTAAACAAGAATGCTTCAAAGCCTCTATCGTTAATGCTAGTTAATGGAAGTATTTCAATATCCATACCGCTTTCAGAACATCCTACTGCAATGCTCCAATCTACCGGCATAGTTATTTCTTGTCCGCCAATTTCTAATACCATAGCCGGCGCACTAAAACTTTCTAGGAAAATTAAAGGCACAAAGAAGAAGTCTGGCTCTTTAGGATCACTGTTGTCTAGTACACTAAAGCGTACATCATCATCAATTTGATCTGGAAGGTCTTCTAAGCTAAAGCATTTATCGTCTAATGTTAGTATTCTCATATATTAATTCCAATCTACCTTTTCTATGGTGAAGGGGTATTGAGCCTCCTTGTAGAACTTCTTACGCTGTGTCAAATGTCGCTTCGCAAACTTGCACGTAGAAGTTAAGTCCCATATTTGAACGAAGTCTTTGTCTTTTGCCTTACGGACGCCTCTGCCTATAGATTGGATAACTCGAACAAAACTCTTACCAGGTTCGAATAACACAAGATTAAAAATACGAGGAATATTAATTCCTACAGCTGCAACACCATATGTTGCAATAATAACCTTGTTAGTTCCTTCTTTAATCTCATCATAAGTATCTTTTCTATCTTTTACTTTTACTGCACCACTAACAAACGTACTGTCTGGAATTAGTTCTGCAAGCATTTGTCCTGCTGAGATTCTGTCTACTAGTATAAGTGTATTGCCTGATTGTGAGATTTGATGTAACATGTTGCCTATATAATCTATCCTGTCTTTGTTAGTAACAAGATATTTTAATTCTTCTTGATAGTTACTGTGTGCTACTGTGTCAATTAACTGTACTACATTAACGTGACAATTAGATAGCACTCCTTTGTCTTGTAATTCTTTTGCTGTAATGTTTCCGATAACTGGACCTAAGCTTGCATGAATACTTTCAAACTCAAACTTCTCCTTAGGTACAGTACCAGTTAGTCCCCAACGTATTGGAGCGTTACGTAGGTTGCGAGTAAGCAAGTTCTTAAGAACTTCTGCTTTCGCTTGATGTACTTCATCGACGATTATAGTGCTTACACCGTCTAGGAATTCTGCTAGGCTTAAAACAGCCGTGCCATCCTTGTGCTTCTTGTCGAGTATATTTAAACTCTGCCAAGTGCATATAGTGTG